CTGCTAATCACTCCCCGGTGGCCGGCAGCTTTCTTGGCCTTCGGTAGGCAGCCGTATCAACGCCTGATATAGGGCGGCTACCTGATCGTCGATATGATCTTTGCTCAGCTCTTCTGGTTTTAATCCAACATTGAGTTGTTTTTGTCGGAGGTCGAGCTGTTTGTTGTAAAGGTCGTCGACGAGGTTGCGTATTGCCTGTATTGCTGTCTGATTCGCGCGCACCTGCGCTGCGACTATCTGCTGTTGTTGCTTGTTCATCATTACACAAAATACGTTGCTCGGGTTCACAAACTGCATCTCCCAACACACAAGGTAACTTGGGTTGAATCTGTGTGTTGATGATAACAGGAAACTGATCCAGAGCAGTGACATCACGGATAAGCTGATCCATTTGTATAATTTCAGCAGGTAGCAAATTACAAACCTTGGCCATCGCAGCCAAGATTGCTTCTTTATCACTTTGTGGCCAGGCATTTGAGCGTTTATATTTCTCTTCTGGTAATGCACCCTTAAACGTGAGGCCAGTCAAAGTCGTAACTTTGTCTGCCCACGCACCTATTATAGGTGTTAAGGAATCAGTGGTTAAATACCCAAGTGCCTTATTAGTTATGGCCTGTTCTGATGTTACATTCTTATTGGCACTAAGGTGTAGCTTGACGATTGTTCGCATTGGGTCCTGAAAACTATCATTTTTGGTGGTTGGGTCCACAAAATAGCGACCACAAAATGGGACTGGTTCACCTTGAGGTATCAAAACTGGCTCAATTTTCAAGCCAAGCCTGAATGAAACCTCAGTTAAAACCTTTTCCATTTGTTCCGCATAATTTGGTACCAAGCCATCATCTCCTGTGCACAAACCAATCTTTTCAAATGCCTCATCAGCACTGTACCCAAGCAATCTCAAAGCACAGTACATAATAAAGGCATTGATAAGTGTGTTCCCATCAGTTGTTATTGGGCTTCCACTACGAGTGCCGTAACCTGGCTTGAATCTCACTCCATTGCGGGTAGTCCCACTTTGGATAAACACTTGTTCAAACCAACGTTTAAGTTCTGCACGCCGCTGCGGATCACACCATCGCATATAACAAGCTTGCACCACATCTTTCTGTAAAAACTCACTGATTGTGCCATCAAAGCGATGGAAGTCTGTTGACAATAACGCACGGATGAGGGCGAGCACATGTATTCGGTCAGTTGTTTCAGTCGGATTTTTCCCAGGGCCATACCAATCAAATTTCTTCAAAACATCTTGTTTAAAAGCATAAGTGAAGCATGACATCATAATGGTCAACTCATGAGACATAGTTGTAATGTTTCTAGGATCATTAGGTTGGGAATAAGCTTCGGCTTTAATAAATGATTGTAATCTATTAAAGCTACTCAATGACATTAAGTTCTTAACCATGTCATAACGGGAACGTTGCCGATTAGTGTCTTGTAGTGTTCGCACATCATCTGGTGATAATGGTACACCCTTGCCTGCCACTTCAACTACTCTCACAACGAACTCTCTTGCCCAAACCTTATATTTCGGGCCAGGATTAACATTATTGCGAACTGCATGTATACGGCCAACAACGGTTGCCTCCTCACTAGAGATAGATCGTGTGGGAAACACAGCGCCATTAGTCACCAATGAGGTGTGGCATACTGCACCCATCTCCTTTCCATCCTCAGTTTTAAGCGTACCGAGTGGTTGATAATGAGCTTGCAATGATGTTGTTTGGACAACATTGGGCGATAAATATGATTGCTCCAAAAGTCCAAACAATATTGGTGCATTCTGTGAATAATTTAAATCTCCACTATCACGCAATATACGTTCGACATCAGAGACTACGGGCACTCCGGCCTTTGATATAAGTCTCTTCTGCAATGCTGAGTAGGTGAAGCCGCGGATTTCAACACTATGTCTCTCACCATTCTTAAGCAAAGATACTGTGTCGGCCACAGGGTCATAGATTGTCACTACATCACCATGCAACATTTGTTTTCTTTGCAATGGTGATGGAGCAAACAACCATGCCCATGTTGGCGCTAACACTCTGGCTGATGGTACTAGCCAAATTATACGACGCTGATTATCTTCAGGCATCGTCTTTTGCTCTATGTTAAACACGCACAATCGTCCGTGATCATCTAACACTGACACTGTGTCCCCTCGATAATCCCACAAAGGATGTTTATAGAATGAGCCTCCTTTTACTTCAAAGTGTACTTCATCATTCTGTATGTGGAATTTATATTCAGAGGTGTGCGCTGACGCTTTTGTTGGACAAAGCGTATATAGTACGCAGGGTTTAAAATGTTTTAACCACAAATTCATATCACAATAATAGTCAACATCACAAAACACAAAGCATGTGTGTTCTGTAATTTCACCATCAGAAAATGGCACAGCTAGGTCTTTCTGGGCGTAAAAATAACGTGAACCTTGGTTCAAGTCATGGTTTGCCCGTGAGACATTGTATGGTTCAAATCCCGACCTGGTGACCATATCATTCATGAATTGATTTGCAGTGCTGCGTGCTTGGGCCAAGTTTGCATGTGTATGTTGTTTATTCACTAACAAATAGGCCAATTTTTCACTATACGCACAGATGATCTCGCGCAATTTTCGAGGACGATATGTAGCCATGTCAACAAGATATGATAAGTCACGTATGTTGAGGGCTGGCAAGAGTCCTATCTTCGCTAACAAGCTCCAAGACCAACGCAGGAATCGAATCCACATGATCTTGAGCTTGATCCAAGCAGAAATGCCATCGATAGAACGAGGCACATAATCCTTGACGCAAAAAGATAATAATTGCATTATAA